TTAACTGCGACAATATTGACAATGGCGCCTAACGGCGCCATGTGATATTATACTTTTATTAACAATAAAGGAGAAATATGACAGAACAAAAAACACACAAAAGATCAAATAGATTTACAGGCGAATCTGTAATGCTAACTAGAGAAGAAGCTACTAAACATGACGCTATATTTTATTATGAATATAGCGCAACCCTAGAAGATAAAAAATTAGGTTGGGGTGGTTCTAAACTTTGGGACAAAGTCAGAGAAAATATTAATTGGTTTAGAAAAAATAATGCAGAAGCTTACATGGTGTTATTAGACTAACTGCGACAATATTGACAATGGCGCCTAACGGCGCCATGTGTTATTATTCCACATTAACTAAAAAGGAGAAATATGAAAAAAGATAATTCAAACCCAAAAGATGAATTCACACACTGCAGATGTTGTGGCGAATACATCAAAGGCGATAGCAGATCATCAAGCGATAAAAGATATTGTAATGATTGTGCTTAGATAACAGAACACATCTCCAATGTGGTTATATGTCACATGCGGCAAAGTGTCGCATGCGACAAAATGTCGCAGGCGCCTGCGGCGCCGGAACTGTAACGTCGGCCTTCGGCCTCCGGCTCACTCGCTTCGCTCGCTCGCATTTTTGATAGAGGTACCAAGCCTGTTTATATATTTGAACTTTCTTGCTTATTAAGTTATACCCCTACTTAAAAAGGGATCCTAATAGTTTGATAATATATAAGCTTTTAGATATTTATAGCTAGAAATTACTTTTAGGTTCTAAAAACACATATGAAAAAATTTTTTAGAAAATTTTTTGGAATGCATTTATGGATATAGATAAGTTAAAAAAGTTTGAGAAATTACCACCTGATGTAAAAAGACAATTAGCCATTTATATGGCTAAATGGAAAGATAAGAAAAAAGAATCTGAAATTAAAAATGACTTCATGGCTTTTGTTAAGCACGTATGGCCAGATTTTATTGAGGGCTCACACCATAAACAAGTTGCTCAAAAATTTAATGACATTGCTACAGGTAAAACTAAACGTGTTATAATTAATATGGCACCTAGACATACTAAGTCTGAGTTTGCATCTTATTTGTTACCCGCCTGGATGGTAGGTCGTAATCCTAAATTAAAAATTATTCAATCAACTAACACAACTGAATTATCTGTAAGGTTTGGACGTAAAGCTAAATCATTAATGGACTCTCCAGAATACAAAGAAGTTTTTGAAACTAGATTAAATCCTGATTCACAAGCTGCGGGTAAATGGGAAACCGAACAAGGTGGTGAATACTATGCTGCCGGTGTTGGTTCTGCAATTACTGGAAGGGGTGCTGACCTATTAATTATTGATGACCCACACACTGAGCAAGATGCAATGAATGCACAAGCTTTGGAAAGAACTTATGAGTGGTATACATCTGGTCCACGTCAACGTCTTCAACCTGGAGGAACAATTATTATTGTAATGACTAGATGGAATGAAAAAGATTTAGCGGGTAGATTAATCAAAGCACAAAAAGAAACTAAAGCTGATCAGTGGGAGGTTATAGAATTTCCTGCAATCCTTCCAACCGGAAAACCCCTGTGGCCGGAATATTGGAGTCTTGAAGATCTTGAATCAGTTAAAGCATCTATACCTTTATCAAAATGGAATGCACAATACATGCAGAACCCAACAGGAGATGAGGGTGCATTAATTAAAAGAGAATGGTGGCAGGATTGGGAAAAAGATTTACCACCATTAGAACATGTTATTCAATCTTATGATACAGCATTTATGAAAAAAGAAACTGCTGACTACAGTGCTATTACTACGTGGGGTGTATTTCATCCAACAGAAGATTCAGGTCCCTGTCTCCTGTTGCTGGATTCTTTAAAAGGTCGGTACGAGTTTCCAGAACTAAGGCGTATTGCATTAGATCAGTACGGCTACTGGAATCCGGAAACAGTGATTGTAGAGAGCAAGGCATCAGGGCTCCCTTTAACTTATGAATTAAGAAAATCTGGAATCCCTGTAATTAACTTTACACCATCACGAGGTAATGATAAGCATACTCGTGTTAATTCTGTATCACCTCTATTTGAGTCTGGGAGAATATATGCTCCTAAAGATATGGATTTTGCACAAGAAGTTATAGAAGAATGCGCTGCATTTCCTTATGGAGATCACGATGACTTAGTTGACTCTATGACTCAAGCAGTAATGAGATTCAGACAAGGTGGTTTAATTGATCACCCTGAAGATTATGAAGATGAACCTTTACAGCAGACACAAAAAGTGTATTATTAGATATTATGGCAATAGACGAAAACGATCTAAGATTAAAAGACATGCTCAGAAATATTGAGCTAGGTGATATACCTGAAGATTTACCAGCTGATCCTGAAGATTACGATGATATGGGTGGTATTAAATCTTTAGATACTATGCAAATGGCTAGTGAGACTCCTGAAGAAGAGTTTGAATTAGAACTAGGTGGAATGTTTGAAGAATTTCAAGACGCCGTTAAGAACGGATATGAGGGAACAATAGAAGATTTCTCAAAAGATTATTTTAGTAAAAAAGAAAAAGCACCATCAATTAAATTAGCATCAGGATACAAACCAGGTGACTTTGCAATAAATGAAGATGCAACTTTCTGGTCACGTAAACCTATTTACTACATTGAAGATGATCCTGAAGCAGGAAACTTTGAAATTGATGAAGTAAGAGATATGTTAGGTTACGGAGTAGGAAATCCGGATAAACAATATGCTACGGGTGGTAGAGTAAATTATAATCAAGGTACACCTAAACAAAAAATTGTTGAACCATCAAAATCAATGCAGATGGATACAACAACAGGTGAAGGTGCAAATATTTTTAATGAAGAATTAATTCATAGACCAACAACAGATCCAGAAATGATTAGAAAGCTTAGACTAATGATTAAAAAAGCACAAGACGATAAATTAAAAAGAGCTAAAGGCGGCATTGCAGGAGTTCTGTAATGGACATAGTACCACCAAAAAAACCTAAAAATTATTCTAAAACATTAGACATGCTTAATACAAAAGCTGCAGCTAATATGTTTAGTCCTAAAACATATGTTAATTTAGTAGGCGAGTTTTCAAAAAAAGCATTAGACAATAATGAAATATCTCAAGCTGAGTACATGAAAATTATTAGACCATTGTTTGGAGATGCCGGAGTCATGGCTTCTAAGAAAATAAAAGAATATCAAGATGAACTTAATAAGTATTCTATTGGTGGTAGAGTTAATTTTTTAAAAGGGGGTGACACTAAATATAATGCAATGGTCACTGGTAAGTATATTGAATTAGGTGGTAAAGAAGGTACTGGTATGGATATAGATAAATTTGCAGATACGTATTTTCCTAAAGAAGATAAAGTTATAGAAATTCCTCAAATGGCTAATGGTGGTCGTATGGGCTATAGCGAAGGATCTAACTCTTTGAGAAAAAGAGTTGAGGAACTTATGGATGATGGTTATGAGTTTGGTGAAGCAGTTAAACAAGCTTCAAAAGAATTAGAGAATGATTAAAAGACTAACTAGGACTATTCCTCCGGAATCCGGACCCATGCCTCAGGGGTTGAATATTTCTTATAATACTGTTAAAGAGGTAGAACATACGGAGAAAAAATATAATGGCAGACATAGACAAAGCACTTCCAAACGAGGTTCGAAAAGAATTTGAGGTTCCAGGACCTGATGAACTTAAAGAACAGGTAAATGAAGAAATAGAGATTGATGAACAATCTCTTGAACCTGTCGATATTCAAGAAAATGAAGATGGATCAGTTGATATTGATTTAGATCCACAAGCTGCATCACCAGAAGGTGGTGACGAGCATTATGCTAACCTTGCAGAATTTTTACCTGATGATGTATTGGGTAGATTAGGTTCTGATTTAAATGGTAAGTATATGGATTATACTTCTTCAAGAAAAGATTGGGAACAAGCTTATATTCAAGGTTTAGATCTTTTAGGTTTTAAATACAATAACAGAACAGAACCTTTTCAAGGAGCAAGTGGTGCAACTCATCCCGTACTTGCTGAAGCAGTCACACAATTTCAAGCATTAGCTTATAAAGAATTATTACCAGCAGATGGACCAGTTAGAACTCAAGTAATGGGTTTATCTACACCAGAAAAAACACAACAAGCAACACGTGTTAAAGATTTTATGAATTACGAAATTATGGAGAAGATGAAAGAGTATGAACCAGAGTTTGATCAAATGTTATTTAATTTGCCACTCGCAGGTTCTGCTTTTAAAAAAGTCTACTATGATGATATGGAACAAAGAGCAGTATCAAAGTTTGTTCCAGCAGATGATTTAATTGTTCCGTACACAGCTACCTCATTAGATGATGCGGAAGCAATTATTCATCGAATAAAAGTTTCAGAAAA